AAAGGCACAAAATGAAAGCAATGGAACTTTACGAACTGCTTAACAATGCAGGGGTTCATTTTGAAGTGGTTGAAATCATGGACGGTCTGCGTGTTATCAGCGTGGTTGTCGATGAGTTTGAAGATGAGGATAACAATGCAGAAACTTGAACCAACCAATAGAGATATCGCATTGTTTTATGAGGGCATTGTTGACATGGTTAGCCACTCTGAGGTTGATCTGTCTGCGACATTGGCGGTGTTAACCAAGGTGCTGGTATTGCTTGCAATGTCCAGTGGTGAGGATAAAGAAAAGTTTTTTGAACGGATCGACTATGTTTGGGAGTTTGAGAATTTCTTTCAACCAGACAGCGATGAAAAGCACTGAAGTGTTTAAACAAGAAAGGAAAGCAAATGGAAAATGATTTTGTGATAACAACTATCCGCAACCTAATGACATTGGTGCGTGAACTTGAACCTGATCCTGAGTGGAGAGAGTATTACAACGTGGACGAGGTTATGCAGGATGCAAATTTATCAATTCAAATGTTAAACAAGGGAGAATAAACATGGCACAAGTAATTCAAGGGCATGATGATGAGTGGGTATTGCGTATTGAGTGGTGCATTGAGGATGTCAGATCATGCCTAGAAGAAGAGGATGATGCGGCATTGACAGATGAGGATTGCTTGAACATCTTAAAGCTTGCCGCACAAATGCATGATGCAAACATCGGCATGAGTTGGGAGGTAATACAAGGTGTTGCCTTTTATTACATGGCAGAAAAAGAAAAGGCGAACACATGAGGGTAGTCAAGGTATTGGCTGACCCATCACCCACGTTTGCATCTGCTGTAGCCCCTTGGGAGTGCGTAGAGGTTGTCAGGACTGCTGATGCAGTCCCAAAGGGTGAGAAGTACATTAAGTACAAGGACGGTGCTTGGATTGTCTATCGGAAGTCTAAGGTGTATCTGGCTATACCAAGGTACATCAATCGGTTTGACAATATTTTGTCTGCCGTCCACTGTTCACGTTTGTTAACTTAAAAAGGAAAGACAATGAAAAAAGAAACGATTGAGTCATTCAAGTTGTCCATTACATGGACTGACGGTAAGACTGAGGGATTGGCAAATAGTTTGCCTGAGTACTTGCATAACGAATTGATGATCTACTTTCAAGAACTGGAAGACTTGAGGGAAGAACACGACAACGATATGCGGGATGATGAATATAACTTTGAAGATGATAAAGAGGTGCAATTATGAACAACGAACAACTGATGCAAGTTATTAAGCAGATACATGATCTTATTAACCATGAGACAAGTCCAAGGTTTGATGATGATGGTAACGAAATATCTGACGGCGGAATACTTGACCGCATCTACGCAATTGTTGAACCAATTGTTGAGGTGAGTGTTTAAACAAAGGTAGCTCATCCAATGAGCTTCTGACCGCAGCGTGGTTCAGGATAATACGTTTAAACAAGGGGGCTTATGCCCCCTTTCCTTCGCTCAAAAATGATCTAGATGTTCCTCATATGTCCCGCTGGTTTTGTTGTACAGCAGGGACGTTTCACCCTGTTGACCTACCCACCGATACCTACACTTCCAGACCGCTATCTCTACGCAACCATCGCCACGGTGTACGGTGATGCCGCAATCGGTCTTAGCCCACCATGCCATTGATCCGCTGATCGACATACCGTCAGGTCTGGGCTGGTCTACACCTGACCTGTTGATTTTAGATGGATGGGCGACAAACCATGTATGGACATTGTGGGTCTTACAGAACTTCTGGACTCTGGTCAGCATGGAACTAATCGCTTCTGTCTCTGTCGAGTTGGCTTTATTCATCTCAATGTAGTTGTAAGGGTCAATGACAATCCCACTGATGCCCATACTCTTTACTGCGGTAGCCGCTCTGCTTAGGATTGAATCCAGCGAACTAGGTTCGTCACCGTTGGTGTCGATGAAAACAAAATGTTCGTTGACCCATTTAAACGCTTCATCATGTTCAGCCTGCGTCATCCTGTCCTTTCCGTCAAAGAATCTTTTCTTTGTGTATATCTCCATCAGTCTGCTGATGTGTATCTCTGGTTGATTCTCAAACGAACAGATAGCAAACTTCCAGCCTGACTTCCTACCAATGTTGACCATTAGCTGGTCAACAAAATTAGATTTACCAGAACTTGGATAGCCAGTTACCACCGTCAACTGCGATGGGGCAACCGTGTAAATGTTGTCCACGGAGTCATAGCCCGTGGATACTCCCTTGCCCGTACCCTTCAAGTAGAGAGTGTTTAAACGATCCGAGAACGACGACGCCGCAGACAAACCTGCGATTGGGTATGGCTGTGCATCCTCAATGATTTTTTTAATAATGTTAGACGGGCGATCATCTAATGTTGGATCGTCATCCATTAAGATTTCGTTCAGATCTTTTTTATCGAACTTGGCTATCCGACATTTCTCTTTACCAATTCTTCTTGCAAGCTCTTCGGCTAGAACTTGACCCGATGCATCTTGGTCGGTGGCTAAGATTACATAGGGTGCATTGTCTAAGACTTGCTGGGCGTTGTGTATAAACGCAAACCGTTTCTCATCAGCCTTCGGCTCCGCCAACTTCATCGGCGCACCCCCGGGAACTGACAAAACATTGTTTAAACCCGCTTCGATGGCGGACAAAGCGTCCATCTCGCCTTCGACAATTATGATTGGTTGACCTGCGACTATGTTGTCTATGCCAAAAAAATCATGCGCTCCTCCCATATCTTGGGTGAAATCTTTACCGTTGATTGATCTGTACTTCGTTGCGACTAAGCTACCTCTGCGGTAGTAAGGGAATCCTATCGCAGGAGTTACCTTGCCTATCTTGTGGAAGAACTTCTCGGCGGCAAATAACTTCATCTTATCTGCGGTGGCTGGTGAGATTCCTCTTGTGTTTAACCAGTCGTAATGTGGCTGGGCGAGGGGTTGATTGATGACCGTTGTGGAGGGGACAGCAGACAATTTGGTTTCCTTTCTGGGTTGGACAGATCCATTTTCAAAGCAATGGTGGCAGTGATAAACAACAGCCCCGTCGTTCTTACGGGTCAGTGTCATATCTTTTATGTTTTGTTTTCTGCGCTCGGGTGAGCAGTATGGGCATACCACTCTCGCACTATCATTAAAATGCGTTTGTTCTACTAGCTCGGCAATCATTTCATGCTGCCGTCTGATTTGCGTTTATACGATCTGTTCTTCGCTGCTGGTTCAGCACGCAGATTGGATCGGACTGTTGTGCCGCCTTTACTTAGAGGGGTCTTGTGGTCAACATCCTTGCCGTCACCCTTGTGAACAACGCCTTCGCGTTCCAACATTCTTCGGGCTTTGTTTCTTGCCGCCCGTTTCTTTTTGACTGCGGGTGTGCCGTCATAGTTGGCATATTCTTGTTTGTAATCGCGGTTATTTGCCATAAGTGAAAGCCCTCAATAAATGATCTGCCCAATCGTATGCCTCATGGGTGTACGTCAGCTTATCTTGGTAAAAAATAAGTTCTTTATCTGAGGCAATCATCCCCGCCAAAATAAATGCGGCAAACAAATCCCGCATCGTCATGTTGTTTAAATCAGTTTCCATTGCTTTCCTTAAATTTTGTTAATGATGTTTGTTCAATGACATAGCCTACGCCATATCCCAAATCTTTTACATATTCCTGTTTGATTGCATCTGCGGATTTTATGTACCCGACAAAATCAACATCGTCACCGTCGATTATGGCAAGTACGTAAATATCTACATCTTCGACCGTCTTGTCAATGTGAATCAAAAGTCTTCCAGATTTATATCTAGTAGCCTTTATGTCCACCCGCAGACCCTGATGGGTGATGAGGTCAGCACCGCCTTTGCGGGGATGAACTGAGAAATCTGGATACAGATTGAACCGCTTACCAAATGCCATCTCGGACAAGACCCCGTCCCGCTCAATCTCAATTGGGTTTTGCTTGCTCATTTGCTTATTAACAACTCCACTTGCTCGGGAGTTTGTTTGTCTCATCACTGCCAAGGTTAACGCCATTGCAGATTCGGGCGGGGACATACTGACAATCATTCACTTCCTTTTGCCCCTGACGGGGCTGTTTACATAATTTCACCCCAAAGACCCCCCTACCCCAGAGCAAACAATGGAGTAGGAGAGGAGGTTCACCCGCCTTTCGGCATCATCATGTTTGGCGTAAGCCAAACCCCTCGGCTTGATGATTC